GGAACGGTTTTAATTTCTCCCCAATAAAAACAATCTTTAAAATAAGGATCTTCTGTATAACTATAAACAACATTAGCTGGATCAACATATTCTAACTTAACTCCAGTTCCTAAAAGAAACTCATGTTTTGTAATTCCTAAACCTAATGTGGCAATATCATAATCTACACGACTACGAATATCATTATAATGATTTTCTGCTAAAAGAGTATTGATAGCTTCTTCTTCTGCAATCTCAATTGCAGGTTTATACTTCATTTGCATATACAGTTCTAGCTCATCATCACTTTCTGGTAATTCATCGCTTGGAGTTTGAAATAATTCCATTCCAAAATCTTGTTCCGCTTGCATGATCATATCTTTAGATATCATCTCTTTTTCAATCATCTCCTGAAACTGATTTCTTTTTTCAGCTGACATAGCATCTTCTGCGTAGACTTTAACTTTAAAAAGTCTGTCAGACATGCCATTTACGACAATATCTACAAACTTTGGTATAATAGGAATTGGAGTCCAGTCTAAATTTAAATAACTTAAATCTCCATCTATTGCTAATTCATTTTTATATTTAGCTACAGATTGCTCTCCTCTTGCATAGAGCCTAAGTCGCATAAATTCACCCCATTGATTATAGAACCTACAGCTTCCGCCATCTCTTCTAAACCATTCGTATTGGATAGCTTGGCCTATTCTAAGACCATACTCTACCTTATCTTTTGTTGAATCTGACGCAAATTGATCAGGAAATGCAGCAGCCTGGATATCTATAGTTACTTCTTTCATTTATTTAAGTAATTGACTTACTGAATTCTTGTTATCGTATCTTGCAAAGTTAATGCTTATTTTTGATTGTTTTTGAACGGGAGTGTATAGGTGTTTTTGGTTTGCCATAATTGCTAATCCAGAACTAATAGATGCATCAAACTTTGTTCTATTAGATATATCAAACTTAGCCCAGTCTTCTAATGTTTTTGCAAAATACATACTCCCCATATCGTCTTTATCTCTATAAGTTCCTTCTAAATCTAACCCTACATGTTTCTCAATATACGACTCAATCGCTGAGGCGTGTGATTGCTTAACGTCTTCAGAGGTGTTAGGAATCCCACCTAACTCTCTTTCAGTCTTAGATAATTTATTATAAACCTTATCAGGTCTATTTAAACAAAACCCTCTGTATCCTCTATTCTTAAAATGATACAATAAACGAGGTTTATTATTCTCACATAATATTGGCATACCATAAAATATACATGCCATTAATACTTCTTCAAAAAATATTTCAGCCGTTTGAGGTCGAGCAATATATTCTAAAAAGAATTCATTGCTTGGCGCATCATCCATATTGAATTTAGTTAGACCATGTAAAGCTCCATTTGAACCTTTACCAACTACCACGCCTGAAATATCATAAGAGTCACACCCAAAAGTTCCGATGTGTTCGTTGCCTGGATATTTTTTTCCAGCCCTAACAATCACATTGTTTTGAAGCGCAGCTTTAGGGGTGTAAGTTACAAAAAATCTTCCTCTTTTATTTGGCGACCATATTACACTAGAATCTTGTATCCCGTCTTTCCAATAAAAAGATCCTTGAGTTACGTGGTGATGAATATTTAACGAATCATTGTAGTCAATTTGTTGATATATTTTTGTTAAATTAAATAATGATTGTTTGCTTTCATCTCTAAACGCATGAGATTCTGTTCTAGGAAACTGTCTATAGAATTCATTTAAAGCATCAGGATCCGATGTTAAAGACTCTACTTCATTCTGCCAATAATCTACCGCACCTTGACTAATTATTTCTTTATCAATACCAATTATTTTTTCTGTAGGATTTTTAAAAACAGGCATACCATAACGATCAATAAACCCCTCCATATTCCATTCCATAGGAATAAATAAATTATATAATCCACTTTTTGTTTGCCCGTTTTGATTTCTTTTTAAGCAATCAGATGCTTCAAATAAATCTTTAAAATTTCTACCACCTTTATCTAGAGCGTTGGATGTAGACCCCATCATGCATTTACCAATAACTTTACTTCCTAATCGTAAACAAGTTTTTGTAACCCTCCAGTTATTTAATATATTTTCTGGGCGTTCCCATTTACCACTTTCATCATGTAAAAGTAATTGTAGCTTCTCACCATCATAGCTGTTGTCGGAAGTGTTTTTCCAGTCAATAGTAGTATCTAAACCTTCTAAATCATTTTCACTAACAGTATACATATTCTTCTTAGTAATTTTAGAAGCTGGAACTCTATAAGCTAATTCAGTTTTAGGCTTATCCATACCATCTTGTATGGGTTTAAAAAAGAAAGGATAATTATTAGATATAGGAACTATTTTATCTGTAAACATCTTCTTAGCATCTGCTCCAGTTTTTGATAATATACCAACCCTTGAATCTTTAGTTATAGTAGCCGTGTTCACGCCCTCGCAGGAGCTCATAAATGAAAACCCAGAACGTCTTATTTTTAAATAACACATTCCAAAACTTCTCTTGTCAGCTTTACATGCCTCCCAAAATATATAGAATAATCTATTGGCTTCCCTAAAGTCTGGATGACCAACATCAATTTTTGTCCACTGTAAGTACATGTAATGCGTTCCTGTAATATAGGTAGAAACACCATTATTCATAAACCAAAAACCTTCATCTCTTTTATCAAACTCTTCCTCAATATAGTCTACCCACTTATTTTTAAATTGTATAGGAGCTTCATGCCATTGAAATATAGATTGAATTCTTTTTAGCTCTTTATGAACTTCAGTTGCTTTCCAGTATTGCTCTATTTTACTTTTAGAACGCTTATAAACTTTAGCCGGTGGCTTAGGTAAAGCAATTTTTAATCCATTAATATTTATTACGTCTTGAATCTGTCCTGACTTAGATATAACTACAAAGTCATACTTCTCATTATATCCATATTGCCATGTTTTTGATTTGTTTTTAGTAGACAAAACATTGGCAGGCACTGCTTTAAGAACAGGGCTAAATAAATTATTTTGATCTTGATTCTGCAAATCCTTTAGGGGTATTATTTTTATTTACATCTACGCCATTTAATAACTGCTTTTCATCTTCAATTCTTTTTAATATTTCAAATGCATCAAAAATAGCTAGTTTTTTTGTAGCTGCAGCGTTCTTTAACCTGTCAGCCGCCAATTCATCGTCAGAATTATATTTAATAATATCTTCCTTAGCTACTTTTATTAATTGTAACACAGCTTTTTCACCTGCATTAATTATCTGTTCCTTTATTTCTTTTATGTCCATCGGGTAGTTTAGTGTGGTGTCTGTAATTTACTAAAATTTCTTCATTTATTTCAATGTCTTTAGCAGCAATTAAAATTATATCGTTTTTATCTTCTGGAATAAACTTTGAATTATTTAAAGAAGAGTGGTTTGTATACCGCCCTAGCAATGATCTTTTTTTGTCTTTTAAACCATATCCAATAAAGTCATTTTTAAAAATTTTAATTTTAGCAAACACACCTTGCTTGTCAATTTTAGATGGTGCTTTGTAATACAGTTCACTAGGCTCGTCAATTACTTCACCAGCTATTTTATCAAACTCCTTACTGTTAATCATGCGATTAACATCTTCTTCGTTTAAACCATATTCGTTTAGCATATTAAAATAATCTTCTTGACTTATTTTTTCTATACTCATAGTTTTTTTAAAAATGTAACTTGAATTAATCTAGAACTATCTTTACTGCCAAAATTTTCATATATATTCCTTGAATGATTTAAATACGACTCAAACACAACCATCCTATTATAATCCGCTTTTAAAACACAAATAGGTTTTAAGTCGTTATTATAAATGGTAGTTCCATCACCAACACAAACCTCTTTATTTAAATAAAGTATAGCTGTATAGTCACCCATCATTTCATCTGAATGAATAAAATTAGGCTCTGTTTGATCTTGCGGTGATTGTCTAACAAAATTTAATGCTACATGATGACCCGGGAATTTATCCCATAAAAAATCAGTTATATCGTCTCCACCTTTTTGTTTTACCGATTTAAAAAGATCTTCACCTATTTGCACATCTTCAAAACCATTTAATAACACTTCCTTTACATAAGAATCAGGATCTTCTAAAACATTATCATATACATATATGTTCATATTATCATTGTAATATTGTCTGTAAACATTCTATATAATTTTTCACCATCTACATAAAACTCATATTCGCTGTCTGGAGTAAAAGAAATCTCATCACCCTCCTTTACGCCTAAAGACTCTAACTCTTTGTTAGAATACTTTAAAATGCCATACAAGGGCTCTTCGGTAGTTAGTTTGTTTAAATAAAACTCTTTAACAGGAATAGGTTTAACAAAACAATATTTAGAATAAGCATTCCACTTATTGTTTTTGTAATATAAAAAAAACTGTTCCGCATCAATAAAAAACATATCATCTTTAAAAAAGCTTTTACCACTTTTTTCCCTTCCTCTCATGTCATTATAATATTTAAAAACATTATGATGAACTAGCAAAGTGTTGCCTACTTCAATATCTCCAGTATAATTTATTGGTAAAGCTATAACTTCAGCAAACCTGTTTGAAGATTTATGATCTTCTATAGAAACACTAGTTACAATATCAACTCCTCCTATTTCTTTTATATTATCATAACGCCTACCTTTTACGGGCCGTACAATAAAATAAAAAGGAGATTTCATTAAAAGTTTATATTATACTCTAGAGAGATAGGCATTGTAAACCTAAACTCTTTCCACAACAAAACTTCTTTTTCTTTTATAATCCAAATTTTGTAAGAAGTGCTTTCTTTCTGTATTAAATGAATAACATAAGAACCGCCTAAAACGTCTTGACCTACTATGTAATGCATAGCTCCAGACTTATAGTCTGCTCCTATAGAGATTTTTCTTATATCCATTTAATTAAAATGAAGTTGATAATTTTAATTTTCTGTATGTAATGTTTACATATAAACTACCATTACCTAAATTTGTTCCAGAAGGCCCAGCTATTGCTTGTAAAATTATTCCTGAGTTTGCTGGAATAAATTCAGCTGGTGAAGGGTCGTTTTTATATACTTTTTGAACAGTTGTATTTAATAAAGTGTCAGGTATTGGCTCAGTAATACTACCTTGTACAATGTTAATACTTCCAGGGAAGTCAAAAGCAACATTGCCAGGATTCATAAAACTTACAATTTCACTAACAACATAAACAAAGCCATCTCCGGGAGCTGGCAATAATGTAAATGTTTGACTACCTAAGGCTTTTAAATAAACAGAACTAACAACTATTGTTGTTGAAATACTATTTAATCCGAATAGAGTTTGTAATTCTTCTAGCGTACATGTTTTTGTAGATAAACTGTTTTCAGCATCTGTTAAAACAAAATAATCTGACCCCGTAGGTGTTATGTTAGGGTACGCAGTAGTATTACTTATTCTGGACATATATAATTTATTTTACTTCTTCAACCACCGCATCTTCTACATCATCCTTTTTAGTAACATTTCCTGTTGCTAAATCAATGACAGCATCTTTTCCGTAAGTTTCAGCTAATTTTTTTTCTTCAACTCCAAAAGTAATTCTAAGATCTTCTAACTGTTTTAATGCTTGTTGTTGTCTTAAGACATTGTCAGCAATTTCTAGTTTTGCTTTAGTAAAATCTTGGTTAAGGTCTTGGATTCTTTTTAATTCTTCTTCAGTTAATTTAATTTGACTCATTTTAATTTATTTTATAGATTAATTTTAAGTTATAAAGATAGTAAATAATTATGATTCTTCAGGCGGTATTGGTGGATTAGGATTATCCCATGTAAAATACAAGTCTTCATCTACCGGATGCTTCTCTAGTTCTATTTGATTTCTTAAACTTTCTTTCATAACAGGAACGTCTAAGCCAGATTCTAGCCATGTTATTACATAATCTTCAAATGCTGGTGTATCAGCATACGGTATAAATTGTGTTGATGGATCATACGTTAAAGAGTAAGTTCCTATTTGACTAGCGGTATATTGTGGATCTATATCGTCTTGTGCGGTATATGTCCAGTGTACTGTGTAGATTACGTTTTGATTCCCATCTTCTTCGATACGAGCATTCATTTGATTTATTGTCCATTTATATAATATTGCCATTGTTTAATATTTTTACAAAGATATGAATTTTATAATTAATTTATTGATACAAACCTTACATTTAGTCTTGTGGCGGAAGTATATCCACCTATAGTTTGTCTCACTTGAAAAGATGTACTACTTCTTCTTGCTTCAATACCTGTTCCACCAGATATTTGTTGTACACCAAAAGCAGCTCCATAAGCAGCTCCAGCACTTGTAGCAAACATAGCTGATTGATTAGCTCCATCACCAGCATCATTTTCAAAACTAACCATAGCGAAAAAACAAACAGAATCGTATTGAGAATA